ACTTGTCTATTGCTCTGTATGATTCCGCTGGTAAACACCTTGATCCTGAAGTAAAAGTATATGGAGGTAGCACAGTTAATGTAGCGTTCCGTCCTAAGTTCTGGTACACAGCATCGATGGGATTCGGAGTATCGTTTGAGTTGCAAGCAGTACAAGTCCTTAAACTTGGAGAAGGTGGAGTATCCAGTATCGCAGCATCTGCGTTCGGATTCACTACTGAAGAAGAAGGATTTGTTAATGGCGGTGAAAACTTAGAGGGTGGATTCGATGCGGAAGAAACGGAAGAAGAAATCCTGTCGTCGAACTTCTAATTACAGATCAGGCTTCGAAGAAAAGTTAGCATCACAGCTTAGGCGTGGTGGTGTCAGCTTTCAGTACGAGACTTTGAAGTTGGAGTATACTAAGACTGCAACCTACACACCTGACTTTATCGTTGGTGATATTATCATCGAAGCTAAAGGAGTATGGACAGTAGAAGATCGTAAGAAACATTTGTTGGTACGAGAGCAACATCCACATCTAGATATTAGATTGGTGTTTCAGAATGCGAGAAACAAAATCCGTAAAGGAAGCGACACCACCTACGCAGCTTGGTGCGAAAAGAAAGGAATAAAATATGCACACCAAACAATACCTAAGTCATGGCTTTTATCAAAACACACCATGACTGTCCCGACTGCGGAGCAAGTGATGCCTGTTCCACCAACGACGACGGGAGTACACACTGCTTCTCATGTAATGAACACAGAGGTAGACATGGAGGGAGAGCTAGAGTGACAGACACAACACCGAGTGATTTTGCACAAGGCAAACCAGAGTCTATACCTGCGAGAGGATTAAACGAAGATACCTGTAAGAAGTGGGGATACTGGAGAGGAGAGTATAGAAACAAAGGAGTACAGATAGCTAACTATCGTAATAAAGATGGTGCTATCATGGGTCAAAAGATACGATTCGCTGACAAGTCTTTCGCTACTACAGGTACGATTAAAGGTCTATACGGTCAGCATTTATGGAGAGATGGAGGTCGTCGCCTAATAATATGTGAGGGTGAGATCGACGCTTTATCTGTGTCACAAATCCTAGACAATCGCTGGGCGGTGGTATCAATACCGAATGGTGCAGCTAGTAGTATGCAAAACTTTAAGCATGCTTTAGATTGGGTCGAGCGTTACGAGAAAGTAATATTCTGTTTTGATAACGACGACACAGGAAGAAAGGGTGCAGCAAGTTGTGCTAGTATGCTAAGTCCCGGTAAGGCACACATCGCAGAGCTACCACTAAAGGATGCTAACGATATGTTATTAGCAGGTAGATCAAAGGAACTAGTAGACTGCTTGTTTGACGCTCGTGAGTACAGACCGGACGGTATCGTAAACGGTAAGGAGTTGTGGGATGTTATCAGCCACAAGGAGGAACACAAAAGCAAACCGTATCCGTTTATCGGACTGAATCACATAACACATGGCATGAGACTAGGAGAACTTGTTACTGTTACTGCTGGTAGTGGTATCGGTAAGAGTCTGTTCTGTCGTGAGATAGCACACCATCTGTTAGGACTGGGTGAGACGGTAGGTTATATAGCTCTTGAAGAATCTGTCAGGCGTACAGCACTAGGTATCCTTGGTATTCACATGAACAAACCACTACACCTTGACGATGATATGTTAGATGAGAAGGAGATGAGACCTGCGTTCGATAAGACTGTTGGCAACGGTAAGTTCTACACCTACGATCACTTCGGGAGTATGGAGTCCGACAATCTTCTGTCCAAAATAAGGTACTTAATTAAGGGCTTTGATTGTAAGTGGATATTCTTAGATCACCTATCGATTGTTGTCAGTGGGATACAGGGAGACGATGAACGCAGACTGATTGATAATACTATGACCAAGCTACGATCTCTAGTTGAGGAGACAGGGTGCGGTATGGTATTGGTCAGTCACTTGAAGCGTGTGGATACTGGACATGAAGAGGGTGGACGAGTAAGTCTGCACCACCTCCGAGGGTCACAAGCAATCGCACAGCTATCGGACATGGTCATCGGACTGGAACGCAACCAACAAAGCGACAGACTATCTAACGAAACAAAAGTAAGAGTACTGAAGAATCGATTCAGCGGTGAGACCGGACACTGTAGTACATTGTATTACAACTGTGATACAGGTAGGTGCACCGAGGAGGAGAGGGCTAGTACCTTCAATGAAGAAACAAATAATGAACCATTCTAAAAACAAATATGAGAACACTATTCTTTGATATAGAAACAAATGCTCTTGAGGACTTCACTAATCTGACGGACTTACACACTGTACACTGCTTGTCTGTGTACGATCCAATGACTCCGAAGATGGTGACATTTGCGGGAGATAGTATACACCGTGGACTGACAGCACTAGCAGAAGCAGACCGTATCGTCGGACACAATGTTATTAAGTTTGATATACCTGCTTTGAAGAAGCTGTACGGATTCTCCCCGCCTCTTGTTAAAGTAGTAGATACCTTAGTATTATCTAGGTGTATCTTCTCTGACCTACGCAACGAGGACTTCGGTCGTAATAACTTCGATCCTAAACTTGTAGGTAGTCACAGTCTGAAAGCTTGGGGACACCGGATGGGTAAAGCTACGAAGCTGACATACGGAGAAGAGGACGGTGCGTTCGATCACTATAATGAAGAGATGAAGAAGTACTGTGAGAGAGACTGTATAGTTACACAGTTGTTGTACGATTATTTGATTAAGCAGGACCCTAGTAATGTAATGATGAGCATCGAGCATTGGTTCGCATTTATCATCGCTCAACAAGAACGGCACGGATTCAGCTTTGATCTTGATAAAGCAGACAAGTTAACCGCTAAGCTGACATCTATTCGTGCTGAGTTGAAGGACGAGTTGCAACAGATGGTATCACCCAAGGTGGAAGAGATGAAGAGTCCAGCTGGTTGGGTGTTACAATTAGACAGAGAAGATGGAGTAGAACTTATCAAAGCTGAGACCAAGGTAAAACTAAAGGAGATATTGAAAGCTAGGGGTCTGAAGCAGACCTTGTTAAAGGAAGCTAAGAAGAGCGGTAACAAACAAAAGACTACACTGTTTAATCCTGGTAGTAGACCACAGATAGCAGCAGCATTAGCTGACCTCGGATACGAGTTACCAGTAGAACAAGATGCTACCACACCTAAAGTAGATGAGGGCGTACTGAAGAAGATCGATCATCCAATAGCAGCTAAGTTGTTAGACTATCTCTTGGTACAGAAAAGACTTGGTCAGTTAGCAGAGGGAGAACAAGCGTGGTTGAAGCTGGCTAAGAACGGACGGATACACGGAGCGGTGAATACAAATGGAGCAGTGACGGGAAGATGTACACACAGCAATCCAAATGTAGCACAGGTTCCAGCTTGTCGTGTACCGTATGGTGAAGAGTGTCGGGATTTATTCGGTGCGGGTAGTGGTATGAAGTTGGTGGGATGTGATGCTAGTGGGTTGGAGCTACGGATGTTAGCACATTACCTAGCATTCTACGACGGTGGTCAGTACGGAAAGATCGTAACAGAAGGAGACATCCATACATTCAACATGGAACGAGCAGGGTTAGACAACAGAGACCAAGCTAAGACAATGATCTATGCTCTACTCTATGGTGCTGGACCAAAACTCATGGGTGAAATCGTAGGAGGTGGTGCTAAAGAAGGAGTGCAACTGAAGCGTAAGTTCTTAGATAACCTACCAGCTCTGAAGAGACTACAAGATGCTATCCAAAAGAAAGTAGAGAACGGTGGTACATTGATGGGACTGGACGGTCGGGTGTTACGGATACGCAGTAGTCACGCAGCACTGAACATGTTGTTACAATCAGCCGGAGCAGTGTGTATGAAGGTAGCTTTGATACAGTTATATCATGCACTCGGTAAGAGTAAGTGGCAGCACGGTAGAGAGTATGCATTTGTTGCTAACATCCACGACGAGTTCCAAGCAGAAGTAATACCACAACACGCAGATGACTTCGGTAAGTTAGCAGTGAAAGCGATTCGTGTAGCTGGTAAAGAACTGAAGCTGAATGTACAACTCGACGGTGAGTACAAAGTAGGTACAACATGGGCGGAGACTCATTGATATGAAGACAGATACTTGTACTAAATGTGGAGAGACCAAAGCACTTGAAGAGTTCACACGCTGTAAGAAATCTAAAACAGGATACAGAAAAACTTGTAAGGATTGTAGGCGTGTACAACAACGCAAGTGGATGGATGAAAACTCAGATCACTTCAAAGCGTTGTGTCGTAAGCAGCATCTGAAAGTTAGATACGGAATAACACCTGAAGATTATGATGTTATGCTACAGAAACAGAAGGGTAAGTGTGCTATCTGTGATAGGCACGGTCAGAGTCCTGGTAACAAAAGATTGTTAGATGTAGACCACTGCCACAAGACAGGGAAGATAAGAGGTTTGTTATGTAACAGATGTAATCAATCAATGGGTAAAGTTAAAGACGACATTGATCTGTTAAAGAAGTTTCTAGCTTACCTAATTAGTTGGGAGTATAGAGATTAATTATGGACGAGATACAATACGACATGTACACTACCCTTGCATACCTCTATGATACACAAGACCTTACCATGCCATCATCAAACGCACAACGGATAGGAGCCATCGCAGAGACACGCTTCATAACAGAATGTTTAGAGCGGGACTTTGAACCACACACTCCAACGACTCCTATGCCGTGGGACTATATCGTACACTGTCCGGCAGGTGATCTAAAGGTACAAGTAAAGAGTACATCTTGTAAGACTGAACGGTGTTACAATGTAAACACAGCAAGCGGGTGTACATCGAAGGAGCATATGTCTGACCTCATTGATGTCGTTGCTATTTATCTAGCACCTTTAAACGAGTGGTGGATGATACCTAGAAATATAATTACATCTATGACAATTCGTTTGTATCCAGAGAACCCAAGTAAGAGTAAATACAAGAAATATCAAAACAATTGGAGCGTATACTATGAGTAAAACTACACTATTAATAGACGCAGATGTCCTCGCTTTCGAGGCAGCTGTTGTCGCAGAAGAACCTATACAATGGAAGGAAGAACTGTGGACTGTACACGCAGACATGGCATTAGCTAAAGCTCGTGTTATAAATAAGATACAAGAGTTCAGAGATCAGTTGAAGTGTGAGAATGTAGTGCTGTGCCTGTCAGACCGTGCTAACTTCCGACGCAAGCTGTACCCTGACTATAAAAGTAACAGAGCTAAGTCCCGACTACCTATAATACTTAGACAAGTAAAGCAGTGGATCATCGATGAACTTGGTGGTGTGCTGTGGGCTAACTTGGAAGCAGACGATGTTATATCTATCCTTGCAACAGATAAAGCAATGGATGAAGAGACGATCATTGTTAGCATAGACAAAGACTTCAAGAGTGTACCAGGTATCTTCTACGATTACAACAAAGGAGAGTACCACCAACCATCAGTAGAAGAAGCAGATAACTTCCACTTGATACAAACGCTGACCGGAGATTCAACAGATGGATACAGTGGTGTACCAAAGGTAGGACCAGTAGCTGCTAAGAAAGTATTGGATAAATACGGATACACTTGGGAAACTGTTGTCAGCATGTACGAGAAAGCAGGACTTACTGAACAAGATGCTTTAATGAATGCATGGATGGCACGATTACTACGAGCAGAGAACTACTGCTTCAGAACTAAAACAATAAAGAAACTATGGACACCGAAGAACTACCAAACCAAGGATATACTAGAAACTTCAGCACTGGGGCAAGGCGTGATGGGGACGATGGACGGGGACGACCCAGCCTTATACCTCCGGTCGCCTTACGCAGTCTCGCCAAAAGATTTGAAGCTGGCGGAAAGCTTTACGGAGACGACAACTGGAAGCAAGGATTCCCACTAAGTAGATTGTATGACTCGATGTTTAGACATTTGTTGGGGCTGGCTGAGGGGGACAACTCTGAAGACCATGCGGGTGCTATACTGTGGAATGCTTCAGCTTGGATATGGACGGAGCAAAAGATCAAAGAAGGAAAGCTGCCACAAGAACTATCAGATATAAGTTATAGAGATGAACAATGAAGAAATAGTATTACCAGCGTTGAGTAAGTCTTTGATAGAAAAGCTTGACAAACTGTTCCCCGATAAATGTCCCCTCTTGACAGACTCTGATAGAGATGTATGGTTTAAAGTAGGACAAAGAAGTGTAATTAATTATTTACAACAGACTTACGACGAACAGTTACAAGACAACATCATCACTAAAGACTTAAAATAGCTATGTGTTTCGGATCATCCACACCACCACCACCTCCTCCTCCGCCTCCACCACCTCCTCCTCCAACGGCTACCGCTGAGAGAGTAGAGCCTACAAGAGCTAGAGCAGCTAGTACTACAATGGGTAAGAGAAGAGGAACTCGTCAGTTAACAGTGCGTCGTCCTACATTAGGTATGGGTGGTCAGACCGGAACCGGAGTACAGCTTTCACAGTAACAACTAATATATATATATAAATAAATTATGAGCCTTCGCACACTTGATAAAAAGACGCTACTCTCATCTGTCTCTGCTTCAGGAGCGGGTAGTGCATTCTCAGTTGAGCGTTCTAAGGGTTGGACATTTGTCATAGCCACTGAGTCCGCTGGAGCTGCAACCGTAGATATAGAAGCTTACATTGGAGGAGCTTGGCATGTAGTACACAGTCAATCAGTATCAGCCGAAGGATCGGTTATGGTACGAGATGACATGGGACACTACGAAAAGCTAAGAGCTAATGTAAGTGCATATACAGCAGGAACCCACAGCGTCTACGCTACCGGAACTGTTGACTCCCTATAATGTCGATTGAGTTTACATCAGGATTTGAAAAGCCCAGCGGTATCATCGCATTCCCTGGTAACTTTATTCGACCTGCTTTTGAAAAGCTCTACGGATTTGATGCACCACAAGTTGACGGAGCAATCTTTACAGAAGCTAGTGAACCATTGACAACAGAACTAAACGAAATATTATTATTTGAACCAGCATAATCATGGCTAATAAAAAAATTACAGAACTTACCGAGCTGACGACACCAGCAGGTGCTGACATTGTGGCAATCGTTGACGATGTAGCAGGTACACCCACCACTAAGAAAGTAACCGTTACCAATTTAATGGGGCAAGCGTCTGCCTCTAACTTATCAAGCTACGACTTTAACGGTAATGCGATCAGTAACTTCGGTGCTTCTATTAACGATCAAACAGGAACCACATATACATTAGTAGCTGGAGACAACGGTAAAGTAGTTGTGTTAGATAATGCTTCTGCTGTAACTGTCACAGTACCAAGTGGTTTAGGAGCTGGTTTTAATTGTAGCTTTGTACAAAAGGGAGCAGGTCAAGTAAGCTTCAGTGCTTCCGGTACTACCGTTAATAACAGACAATCCCACACCAAGATCAACGCTCAGTACGGAGTAGCTAGTATAGTAGCTTACGCAGCTGACACCTTTGTTCTTGCTGGAGATACTGCTGCATAATGTTCGTTCTTCCGACATTTAATCTTGGGGTAGTAGGTACAGTATTTGCTGCTGGAGGATTTAATATATCAACGAGAGATACAGAAGCTAACATAGCGGCATCTACACCAACCAACCCATCAGGAGAAGTAACAATAGCTTACGGAACAGACACTGAGGACTTTTACATCTGGGACGGATCGTCTTGGTATGTTTATAAAAATATATAATTAAATGAGTACATTACTAACCTGCACATCTTCTACTAGACCTGGTTCTCCAGCTGCTGGTGATACATTGTTTGAAACAGATACCAATAAAGTTATCGTATACAGCGGCACAGCTTGGAAAGAATATCAAGACAATGCTCAGTTGTACAATGATTCAGACATCACAGGTTTAAGTCCACACCTATGGTTGGACGGTGCTAATAGCGATTTCTACGATGACCATTTAAAAAGTAATTCAGTGTCAGCAATGAATGAAAGAGTAGGTGCTTGGGCGGATAGGTCTGGTAACGGTTTTGATTTTACGCAATCTGTCGTTAACTCTCGACCTAAAATAGTTAAGAACTTAGGCACTTACAATAATACATTTTTAAATTACGATACTGACCAATTAAGTTTTACAGGAACTGCATCTAGTCAAATAGCTGCAAGCCCGTCTACTTTGTTTTTTGTGGGACTGATTTACCCTCAGAATGCTGACAGCATAATTTTCAGTAGTGATACTTCTTTAAGACTAGTTACACAGGTTCCTTTTGGGACTAATCTCCGAATAGCAGTTGATGATCTTGGGGGTGTAGGAAATATAGCGTTTGCTACAACAGACTCAGAGATTGGTTTAAGCGAAAATATATTCCTTTACGGATTAAGAGTTGGTACATCTTTGATTGAATCTTTTGTTAATGGTTCTGTTTCAGCAGATACGGAAACGACCATACCAACGGGTACTATATTTAATAATGGTGCTACTTATGATTTGCTCTCTACTACAGTCAATGAGTCTCCTAATTTCCTAGCTGAGTTTATGGTGTTTGATAGTGCTTTATCCGACTCAAACATGAATACAGTATTTAGTTATCTTAGTAAGAAGTACGGGATAGCTGTAACAACTATATAATCTTCATGCACGAAACAGCCCAAGGGCTATATCACTCGTTGGAGAACCAACGGTGGTCATTCTTAGACAGAGGTCGTACATCTTCTGAGCTTACACTTCCTTATGTGCTACCACCTGACGGACACAACTACGCTACTAAGTACTACACACCGTACCAAGGTATAGGAGCTAGAGGTGTACTGAATCTTAGCAGTAAGTTATTGTTAGCACTGTTACCACCTAACGCTCCGTTCTTCCGTTTGGTTATAGATAGATACGAACTGGACAAAGCAAAGCAGGAGTTAGGACCAGAGGGTGGTGAGCAGTTACGCACAGACTTAGAGAAAGCATTAGCTGATGTAGAGCGTAGTGTATCACAGGAAGTAGAAGTACAGAACTTCAGGAACGGTATCTTCCAAGCACTTAAGAACTTACTTATAACAGGTAACAGTTTGTTGTACTTACCGGACGAAGGTGGTATGCGTGTGTTCAAGCTTGATCGTTATGTAGTCAAGAGAGACCCGATGGGTAATGTTACACACATAGCAGTGAAAGAAACTGTAGCTCCTATGATGCTTCCTGAATCTGTAAGAGATGAAGTATACCGTCAAGAAAAGGAGAACAGCTGTGACCTCTACACCGCAATCATCAGAGAAGATGACAAGTACAAAGTCTACCAGGATGTCAAAGGTATGCTCATCGAGGAAAGTATGGGTGAGTATCCGATTGATAAGTCCCCGTGGCTCCCGTTACGCTACACCCAGATTGATGGAGAGGACTACGGCAGAGGATTTGTTGAAGAGTACCTCGGAGACTTAAAGAGTTTAGAAGCACTGACTAAAGCAATCGTAGAAGGTAGTGCAGCAGCAGCTAAAGTATTGTTCATGGTTAATCCGAATGGTACAACAAGAGCACGGACATTAGCTGAAGCTCCTAACGGTGCGATTGTACAAGGGTCGGAAGGAGATGTATCTGTGTTGCAGTTGAATAAGTTCAATGACTTCCGGACTGCACAAGCCACAATGAATGGTATAACAGATCGTCTCTCACAGGCATTTCTTTTGACATCGGGAGTTGTTAGAGATGCAGAGAGAGTGACTGCTGAAGAGATACGCATGTTAAGTCAAGAGCTTGAAGCTGCACTTGGTGGTCTCTACTCTCTGTTATCTCAAGAGCTACAGCTTCCTATTGTCAGTCGTTTGATGGACAAGATGTCTAAGAGCAAGCGTCTACCTAAGATACCTAAAGATATTGTTAAGCCTACTATTGTTACTGGTGTTGAAGCACTTGGTCGTGGTAATGATCTTAACAGATTGGATATGTTCTTAGCAGGTGCTAATCAGATAGTAGGACCACAAGCAGTTAATCAATACTTAAATGTATCTGACTACTTCAAGCGTCGTGCTACTGCTCTTGGTATTGAGACTGAAGGACTAATCAAGACAGAAGAAGAAATTCAACAAGCTATGCAACAAGCTCAGATGATGGAGATGGCACAGAAACTCGGAGCACCCGCAGTAGCACCAGCTATCAACGCAGCACAGGAGCAGTACATGGCACAACAACAACCACAAGAGGAATAACAAACTATGGCTGAATTACACCGAGTAGAGATAAATGAGAAAGCACCAAGCGAAATCGAACCCGAAGAGAAAGCAAGCACCGAGCAACCGCAAACCGAGGAAGTCCAAAGCGACCGTCCGGAGTGGCTCCCAGAGAAGTTCAAGAGTGCGGAAGACATGGCGAGAGCCTACTCCGAGTTGGAAAAGAAAATGGGAGCAGGGGCTAAAGAAGATGAAGCAGAAGTTGAACAAAGTGAAACGGAAGCTGAGAACAAACAAGAACAAACTGAAGAGAATGTTAGTGAAGCATATCAAACGATTGCGGAAGCTAGTAAAGAGTTCTTTGAAAACGACGGTCAACTTAGTGAGGAAACTTATAACGCTTTAGAGAAAGCCGGACTTCCTAGAGATTTAGTTGACAGCTACGCAGCTGGTCAGCAAGCATTATTACAATCTGAAGAGGCTCAAATACAAAGCGTGGCGAACGGTCAATACGATGCGATGGCAGAGTGGGCGAATGAGAATTTACCACAAGAAGAGATCGATGCTTTTGATGAGGCGGTCACAGGTGGTACAGTTCAACAAGCTAAATTAGCAGTTCAAGGATTGTACGCCAGGTATCAGAATGCTACAGGGTCTACTCCTAAGTTAACCCAAGGTAGTGTGTCTGGTGTATCTACCATGCCTTTTAAAAGTATGCAGGAGTTAGCACGAGCACAGTCTGATCCACGCTATCGCAGTGGTGATAAAGCATACCACGAAGAGATTGACAGACGACTAGCAGTCAGTAATATTTAGTAGATAGTAGATAGTTCATTATTCATAGTAGCCCCTAGCTAGGTTTTGTTTCGCTCTTTATTTGTTTCCCTAGCTAGGGGTTTCTGTTTATGATAAAGTCTATGGCGACAGAACTAGGTGATAATGTACAAGTAAAAGCTAACCTTGCATTCATGGCTAAAGTAATAGCTGTGGTAGGTAGCGTGGTTTGGGGATACAGTGTTATATGGAACAAGATCAATGAGTTGGATAACGGACTTGGTCGAGTACAACACGAGGGTACTATGCTTGGAGACTTGTCAGCACGGATGATGCACATAGAGAAGTTTGCAGAACAATCCAAAGCAGACCTAGATCATCTGTTGGAAATGCAAGATGCACCGATAACATCAGACCATCAACAGTTTGAACGATTGAAGTATCTTGAGAAAGAGTTAGATATTCTACGAGCTAAAGTAGATCAAATGAGAGTAGGAGCGTGGTGAAAAGATGGGTGAATTACTTATGTTATTTATTACGGGCGGTGGTAGCACTGCTATGGGGGCGATCCTTAAAGGTGTGTTTGGATATGTGTTTGAAGCCCGTCAACAAAAGCACGATCTTGAAATGGCGAGAGAGGCTCGTAACAACGATAATTTCCTTAGACTACAAGCTAACCTCCATAAAGAAGGTGCTGGGGAGTTTGTTTCTTTTACTCGTCGTATTCTTGCTGTTATCGGGGTGTCTACGCTCTGTGCGTGTATCATCATGTGTACCCTCTTCCCCACCGCAGAAATCGTCACCATCACCAACGCAGACGGAGAGGGAGTCAATCAATTCTTCTTTGGACTTATCAGTTGGCAAGCAGCTCAAGAGCCACTCACTATATCTTCTGGACACATCAGCCTTATGGGATGCACAGTAATTCTACCTTGTATCCTTGGTTTCTACTTTGGTCCAAGTGGTCGAAGAGGTTGACAGTCAAGCCTTTTTCCCTTTTACTTATACTTAAATTTAATCGACAACTAGCAACAACTAGTCCCTCGACCCTCTGCGGAGGACAATCCTGTGAAGACGAAAGATGTGAAAGTCACTGGTAATCATCACACATTCAATAACTTATAACATAGGAGATCATATATTATGGCTAACGGAGATACCTCCCCCAGTCGTGTAGGTCAGATTAATTCAGCTGGCGATACAGATGCCTTGTTCCTTAAAAAGTTCAGCGGAGAAATTCTGCAAACCTTTGAGGAAAGCAATGTATTCAAGCCCCTACACACAATCAGAACCATTGAGTCTGGTAAATCAGCACAGTTCCCAGTAACCGGAATTGCTTCTGCTGCTTACCACACTCCTGGTGAAAACATTGCTGACGCTGGAAACAGCTACTTGAGCGACATTAAGAAGGCAGAGCAAATCATCACCATCGATAAGATGCTTGTTGCTTCTACTTTCTTGGCTAACATCGACGATGTAAAGAATCACTACGACATTCGCAGCGTATACGCTAACGAGTTGGGTAAAGCTCTTGCAGTTCGTTTCGACACCGCTCTTGCTAAAGTGTTCATCGCTGCTGCTCGTTCATCTGCTGTCATTACTGGCGGTAAAGTTGGTGGACAGCTTGATGTTGCTAACAACGACTTCTCTGCTCCTGATACTCCAGGTACTCCTGCTGCTATCACTGGTGCTGACCTCGTTGCTGCATTCTTCACCGCTGCTCAAAAGCTTGACGAAAACGATGTTCCTAGCGACGGTCGTTTCTGCGTTCTTCGCCCATCCGATTACTACAAGTTAATCACTGGTGCTGACGCTTCCAACAGCTTCTCCCTTACTTCCGCAGTTAACGCTGACATCGGAGGTCAAGGCGGATTGGCTACTGGAATGATCCCACAAATCGCTGGTATCAGCATCTACAAATCCAACCACATTCCATCAACTGATCTTAGTGCTGTTTCTTCTGGAGACGGAGCTTCGAACAATGATGTGTTTGGTGTTAGTGGTATCGGATACAACGGTGACTTCCGCAATAGTGTTGGAATTGTTTCCCACTCTGCTGCTGTCGGAACCGTTAAGTTGCTTGATCTTGCTACCGAATCTGAGTATCAGATCGAGCGTCAAGGTACGCTTTTTGTTGCGAAGTATGCTATGGGTCACGGAGTTCTCCGTCCTGAGTGTGCTATCGAATTAGTAGCATAACCGTTTCTCTCGGTGTTGGGAGGTCTGTGATTCGTTCCGCTCCCTCCATCGGGATTACTTTTTTATAGAGCTATGGCACTTACGACTAAACTAAATGCAGTAAACACGATGATCTCCGTTATTGGAGAAGCACCAGTAAATACATTAGGAGGAACAGCAGTTCCGGTAACAGTCGTACAAGCGGAAGCAGTGCTGGACGAAACCAGTAAAGCCGTACAGTCAGAGGGTTGGCACTTCAATACAGAACATGAATACACTCTTACTCCTGACGCTTCCACATCTAAGATTAACCTACCAAGTAACACACTGAAGGTAGACTTAGACCCACAAATTTATACAGACAGTGATCCAGTACAGCGTGGACTTACTCTATACGATAGAAAGAATCACACGGATGTATGGACCAAAGAGGTTAAAGCCTCTATTACTTTTGAGTTAGCGTTTACAGATATGCCTGAGCAGTTCAGACACTACATCACAGTTAAAGCAGCTCGTATCTTTGCTAACAGATTCTTAGGCAGTAGAGAGATTGAAGGGTTTGCTTTGAGAGATGAGATAGAAGCTAAAGCCCGTGCTATCGATAGTGACTCTGAGAATGCAGACAGAACTATCTTTGACCACTACAGCGTACTAAGAGTATTAGATAGATAAGCGACATGCCTCTGTTAGTAAACAGTGTACCTAACCTAGCACAGGGCGTATCGCAGCAGCCTGACAATCTTCGTTATCCTGGACAGTGTGACGAACAAATCAATGCTTGGGCTACTGTTGTTGAGGGATTAGTAAAGCGTCCGAATACTAGACACACAAGCAAGCTGTTCACAAGTAAAGTAAGCAACGATGCGTTTGTACACTTTATAGATAGAGACGACGATAATCAGTTTGCTGCTGTTATAGATAACAATGATCTATCTTTATTTGATCTGAGTGACGGTTCTGAGAAGACAGTTACTATTACAGCTAATGCTCAGACTTATCTAAATAATGTTACTACTCCCCGTACTGATGTTAAAGCTCTGACAGTTGCAGACTATACATTTATAGCTAACAAAGAACAGACGGTAGCGTTGAACAGCACAGTTAGTTCTACACTTTCCTACGAAGCTTTAGTATTTGTTAAGTTAGGAGACTACGATAAACAATACGCTGTACACACTATCTTTGCAGGACCAGACGGTGAGTTTGATACAAGCGATGATGTATCGGATAGTTTTGATATTATTAGTGGAGATGGAGTAGCGGGTGGAGGTAGCGATGCTGATACTATTACTATAGCTACACAACTATACAACATATTAAACAACGGAGGTGCTGCTGACTTTGTAGCTTCTGCTACTATCACACACGCTGGTGCTAACTACGATCCTGCTAATCCTCCTGCTGTTACTATTAGTGGTGGGGGAGGTTCTGGTGCTACTGGTATTGCTGCTGTTAGTGTAGGAGGCTTTATTACAGGGATTGTCATAACTAACGGTGGAAGTAACTATTCATCTGCACCTACTATTACTATAGCTAATCCACCGTCTGGAGGTAATGTAGCAACAGCAACAGCTGTATTAGGAACAGTTTCCGCATTCAACGGTACAGTAGAAAGACAAGATGCTATTATAAAACTTACAGCTACTGAAGACTTTAGAATACACACCAACGATGGTTTAGCGGATCAAGGATTAGGTTTAGTATATAAAGAAGTATCTAATATAACAGACCTACCAGCTAAAGCGTTTAATAACTTCCGAGTAAAAGTAAAAGGAGATACAGAACTGGTCCAAGATGATTACTATGTTATCTTCCAAACAAAAGACGGTAATGACTTCGGAGAAGGTACTTGGGTAGAGGATATAGGATACGGTGTAAAGACTGAGATCAACGCTAACACTATGCCCCTACAGCTAGTACCAGATGCTACATTTAACAACTGGACATTAGATGTTACTGATTGGTCAGATAGACTAGTAGGTGACGACGAAACGAATCCAGCTCCTACATTTGTAGGTAGTAAGATAAACGATATGTTCTTCTTTAAGAATCGTCTGGGTATACTCACAGATGACAGTATTGTATTCAGTGAAGCAGATGAGTTCTTTAACTTTTGGAGGGCTACTGTACTACAGCTGTTAGACAGTTCCCGTATAGATGTAGGAGTCAGTCACACAAGAGTAGCTATTCTTAAACACGCTGTGCCATTCCAAGAGAAGTTATTGTTGTTCTCCGAGAATACACAGTTTGTATTGAGAGGTAGTGACTTGTTAACACCTAAGACGGTAAGCATAACACCAGCTACTGAATATAATTCTACACCAGAGATTCGTCCAATCGTACTGAACAACTATGTATACTTCCCATTCAAACGAAACGGATATGCAGGGGTTACTGAGTACTATGTAGACAACGACACTAATATCTTTGATGCAGCAGAAGTAACAGCTCAAGTACCTACTTACATACAATCGGATGTTATCGCTATGGTGGGTACTGCTGTTGAGAATGTCGTAGCACTGGTTAACAATCAGAACAGAAAAGAGATATTTGTGTACAAGTATTTTTGGCAAGGTAAAGAGAAGATACAATCAGCCTGGCAGAAGTTCACACTTAGTAGAGATATTATCGGATTGGACTTCATCGAGTCTAACTTACACTTAGTAACAAACGATACCACATCCACCTATTTAGAAGTACTACCACTAGAGAATGATCTACAGGACACAGGACTTACTTATACTATCTGTTTAGACAGCAGGATAGACGGTAGTGCTTTGACGACTAGCTTTAGTGGCGGTGTTACTACGATCAGCGGATTTCCTTACGATCCAGTAGATGTTGAGATATTTAGTAAAGCTGGGCACAAGTATACATTCACTAGGACATCAGCTACCGCAGGTACAGTTAGTGGAGATATAACATCTGTTCCATTCTTTGCGGGTATCCCGTACAATATGTTGTACAAGTTCTCCGATCAAACACTGAAGCAACCAACAGAAAGAGGAGGTCGTAGTGCATCTGATTACACCTTCCAAACAATTCGTAGCGGTAGCTTGAACTACGCAGAGACCGGACACTTTGTTGTGGAAGTAACTCCTAAGTTTAGGGATACCTACAGCTACGCATTTAATCCTGATATACTAGGTGCTAACTTAACACTTAACAGTTTCACACCACAAGACGGACACTTCAGATTCCCTGTACAAGCACAACCAAATGATGTAACAATCGAAGTGAAGAGTAGTTCAGCCTTGCCAGTTAAGTTATTAGCTGCAGAGTTTGAATCCATGATGATACCGAGAAGCAGAAGATATGGAGCTTAGGATAGATGAAGCACAAGGAGACATGGACGCAGTTGATCTGTATGAAGACCTGCGGGAGGAAGACATGTTAGAGATTCTTGGGCTTATGCACCACCCTAGAGATGCTGTGTATATGTCTTACGCTACATCCAGTAAGTGCTACAGTGTACGGGATGAATGGAACAATCTGTATTGCTCGTTTGGAGTGTGTCCTATCAACGGTACTAATATCGGAAGTGCTTGGTTATTAGGTACTAGAAGATTACCACAGATTAAGAAGTTCTTTTTGAAACACTCCGCTGAGAAGGTAGCTGATCTGTTAGATGGATTTGATTACTTAACTAACTTTGTTATGCGTAGTAACACCCTGAGCATTAGATGGTTGGAGTGGTTAGGGGCTGAGTTTAACGATTGTCAGTACGAGAACTATCTGTCATTTATATTAGAGAGGAAGTAATTGTTATGTGTTTTCCAGTTATAGGTGCAGCGATGTTAGGTTATACCGGAGCTGGTTCTGTGGCTGCTGCTACAGCTGCTACTGGATTAACTAGTACAGGTTTAGGTATAATGGGAGCCACTACTGCTTTAGGTATAGCTTCCCCTGTTGTGGGTGCTATTGGTCAGCGTCAGCAAGCTAAGACACAGATGGCGTTACAGGCACAACAAAGACAAGCTGCAATACAGAAACAAGGACTTCAACGAACTTCTGCATTGTTAGAGGCACAGCAAAAAATTGAATCTATAGCCCTTAGGAAACAGCAGTTACTGATGATGCGTGAGGCAGCTCGTGGTACTCTTAGGGCTAAACAAGGTGTGGCTATATCAGATGCTTTTGAACGGGACTTAGATAGACAGTTAGGTGTTGACCTTAGTATGTTAGAAGAAGAGGAAGGTCTATACGGTATTCAATACGGACTTGGTATGCAGGAGCTAGGACTAGCAGGGCAGCAGGAGTTATTAAAATACAGTCAACCAATACAAACAGAGAGTCCATTGGTAACCAGCTTTAGAGCTATAAGTGGCGGTCTGTCTGGTGCTAGTGCAGGTTTAGGTTTAGCAAGTGCTGGTAGAAAAAGAAGAGATGTTAGCATCGGTGATAAGAGCGTAGTATAATATTATGACTAAACTTAGAACAGTACCTTTTGTTGATATGCCTAGCTTCCAATTTGGATTAGCTAATGTGAAAGCAGGGCGTAGTGGGTATCAAGATTTAGCTGATGCACTATCTCAAATAAATCCAGCACTGCAACAGTTTGGTCGAATAAGTTTAGCTAAACAACAACTGATAGAACAAAAACAAGAGGAAGATAGATTAGCTAGAGAAGCGGAGATAGCTAAGGGTAGAGAAGCTTTTCAATTGGACCCAAGCGGTGTTAGTGAACAGTTAAAGAATCTTACCAGGAAGGGTATTAACGCTGGTGTTATTCCTGAGAATGCTAACGCCCCATTTATTATTGGAGGTCTACAAGCACAAGGTGAAGTATTAGTTAACAGAGATTATAGAGGTCAATTAAGAAGTCTTGTTGAAACGACAAACGATCCTGAAGTAGCCATCGCACAAACCAAAGCTGAGTTCCTGAAACGACCTGAGTTCTCTGATCCATCTGTTAGAGCATACGCTGCTGAAGTATTCGGTAAAGTAGATGATGAGTTCAGGAGGGATGTTAACAATAGATTAGATTCAGTAAGGACTGAGAAGAGTAAGGGTGCTTGGTTGGAACTAGGACTACCGCTAGTAGATGGTGTCGTAAAAGGTGATATAGATATTAACAGCCCTGAGATGGTTGGTTGGGTTAACAGAGCAGCGGGTGTGTTTAAAGGTTCACATAAGTATGCTTTCGATGAATTAATCAAACCATCCATACTAGAATTGGTTGAGGCTGGTGGTAGTGCTATAGCTCTAGATAAAGTGCAAGAAATAGAGAACTGGGTAATTAATCCAAATACAGGTGCTAAGTTTATTACAGCAGAACTCAGAGATGATATAGCTACATTTAAAAGAGATATAGAAGCTAAAGATGCCTATTTTAAAAACAAAACAAAAAACTTATATACTACTAATAAAGAGAAAGTATTAAATCCTTTGGTCACAGAGTTTAAGGGTAAGCTTAACGATGGTGATATTATTACTGATTCTTATTTAAAAGATTGGACAAATAGAGTCAGAGAGGCGGGTTCAACTTCTGGTGTTTTTGGTTTAGATATAGAAGAAACTATCGGAAGTATGATTGAGCTGTCTAACAAAGATTACTACAATGCAGATACGGGTGATGTGGAAACCAACACGAGCGTTTGGACTGCATTACAGGCTGATTTGGATAAAGGTATAGATGTATTACCAGATGCTCAAGATGCTTTAGAGCGAGGGGATTTAACTTGGGATGATTTTAAAGATATACAAAAAAGAAATGGAGATAGTGATAGATTTAATAAAGAAATAATGGAAGGCGTAGCTGCTATTAAAAGAGCAACTGAAAGTTTTGGTAATCAATTTAAAGATACAACCTTAACTGAAGAAATGCGTATAAGAGGTATTACCCCTCCAACAACAAACTTTGTTAAAAATATAACCGGATTAAATGCACACCCGAACACACTTGATACTCTAAAACTTAGAGGCTTGTTATCATGGAGCAGGAAAGTTAAAGAAACAAGAGATAATATATTAAAAGCTAACCCAAACACTACTCCACAACAATTAGACGAAGCCTTAACAGATCAATCACTAGAGCTATATGAATCATTTAACGAAGAGTATAGGGAAACAGTACTAAGTCAATTAAGGACTGGTAAGTATATAATAGATAACGACCAGACTATAACTGTTAAAATGTTAGACAAAGCTATAACAGGTATTGAAACAGGTAACCCTTCGCTAGTTGATTTAAAGATAGAAGATTTAGTTTTAAAATTAGAGTTCTCAGATAACTTAGAGGAACGGTTACAGTTTCTGCGAACTTACAAAAATAAAATAAAGTAATGGCTAAGACGATTGCAGAACTAATTGAAGAGCAAAAAGCTTTTGAAGAATCGAAGATAAAAGATGTTTCTTTAGCTGATTCGGCATCTACCCGTGCTCCTAGCGAGTTATCTACAGCAGGTGTTATCAAACAGGAAGATGAAGAAGATGGTCAATATTTAAGATTAGCTGAATCAATCGCAGCTGAAGCTGGAGGTAGTATTGCTGTCGGTGCAGTAACGACTCCTTTACTTGGTGGAGGTCCGCTTGGAATAGGTGCGTATATAGCAGTAAATGGATTAAGCAACTTTGGTCTTAATTATTGGGCACAAAGTCACAGAGATCCCGACGCAGAATATTCCCCCGAAGAGGGTTTAGCTACAACAGCTATAGGCACGATAACACCTTTAGCCACTTATAAAAAAATGGCTGATCTTTCTAGGTTAGGGAAGGTAGCTGTTACTGCTGGGGAAGGTACGGCAATGGCTGTCACTGAGGATTTATTAAGACAAGGTCTTGAGATAGGTACTGGGAAAAGACAAGAAATTAGCTTACAACAAACAGCCTTCTCAGGCACTGCTGGTTTGATATTTGGAGGCGGGACCGGATACTTAACATCAGGTCAGAACTTTCATAAATTAGGAGCATCTGAAGCTACTGTAGAAAGTATGAAAAAAACAGCTGAAGTTAACGCAGCTAAAAAAATATCATCTATAGATAGTATGCTGGAAAACCCTGAAGTCACAGGTGAGTACAGAGATTTGTTATTAAGAGAGAAAAGAGAAATTAAAGAAACTCTTGAGACTGTCAGAACTGGGGATAAAGAATATTTAGAATCTTTAAAAGCGGATGCAGTCAAGCAAGAGCAGGAATCAAGACAAGCTCTTGTTGATAGAATTAATAAATTAAAAGAACCAGAGGTAGGCGAAGGTACAGTACTTAGACCTAAAGAAGAAGTTGAAGCAGCACCGAAGGAACAACCAAAGACTGTAGAGCCAGAAGCTTGGGACCCTACGGAAATACCTTTAGGTATTAGAAGGACACCTGTAGTTGAACCTGAGCTAGCATCCTTAGATGATGAGGCTTTAGAGTTAGCACAGAAACAAGCTTTAAAAGCAGCCGAACCATTAGAGGATGAATTTTTTGGTTATCCGACTAAGGGGGCTTGGTTTACTGCACCTAAAGATTTAGCGGTCAAGTTGGGAGAAGCACAAGATAAAGTAACAGCTATTGAACTTGAAATATTTAGAAGACAAATAGATACAGAAGAACCTTGGTTTGTTGCTACGGAATTTAATAAATTAACAGGAGCTACGGAGGATGCAGAGAATACTTTTAAATTAGCATTACTTGGAGAGACTATTCAAAAAAGAGGCATACAAAAAGAGGTAGCAAAAGAGTTAGAAGATAAGTTTGGTAGAGGTGCTGATGCTCAAGAAGTTTTAATATCTAAAATAGAGACTGCTCAGAAAGCTATGAAAACAATGGCGGAGCAGAAAAAAGAATTAAAAGCCCCAATGGAGGCACCAACCGCAGAAAAAGCTGTTGAACCAGAAGTAGCACCGCAACCTACTCAACCTACTAAGCTTACCACTGAACAGAAGCTGGAAGCCCTAGAAAGAATGGGGATGAGTGATGAAGACTTATCTAAATTACTAGAAGGCAAGAGTGAAATTATACCACTTAACCTAGCTGCTTTTACTACGGATGAAGGTGTACAAAGGGCTATGGCTGGGGTACTTGAACAGTTAAGCGATAAGATAAAAACAAGCCGTGTTAAGACTGATAAAGAATCTTTAATAAAGCAGGTAACAGAGTTAAGAAAGAGATTAGACCCTGAATTAGATGAAGCTAAGTTTGTTCAACAAATAGCCAAAGAGACAGAAGATATTATATTTAAAGCCGCTTTGGCTGATAGTATGACTTTATCTGCTTTTGATAATTTGTATAAAAAAATAGATGCTAATACAGACTTAAACGATCCTGCTGTAGCTTTAGAAATAATGGCTGATTTAAATAGGGTACAGTTATTAGCAGAAGGTTCATCTGTTATATCTAGCTCTTCAGGTAAATTATTGCAGAGCCGAAAAGTTGCTAGAGATCAGATGGCTGCGAATATAAATTCGATAGAACGCAAAGCATTAAAAGCCGAAAAGGATTTAGTTGAGGAACTTATTAAGTATCCAGAGGGATTAAACCCAAGTGAAATTAAAAAGGAATTAGATAAATTAGGAGGATTAAAGAATGTTAAAGCTTTCCTAAATGAAATAAGATTAGTAAAAGACCCACATAAATTAGGAAAACTACTAGAAATAAGTAAGAGATCAACAGGTGAAAAGTTTGGTAGAGTAGCTAAAGAACTAATTTACGATAGTGTTTTAAGTGCTCCTCCTACACAAGCAGCTGCTGCCGGTGGTAATGCCATGATGACTCTTTATTCGTTAATGACTCAAGGGGTCGGAGGGTTAGCTACAGGCAATTTAGAGCAGACGAGGATGGCTCTGAGAACTAGTAAGTATTTGTTATACGGAATAGACGATGCTTTTCAAGCTGCTAAACTAGCTGCTGCTAATTCTCAAGGGTCGATGTCTTTAAATAACCACTATGAGAAGGTAGGTGAAAGAGCTTTGGCTATGGAGGCTACTGGATTATCAGGACCTATAGGAGAAACTGTTGAAAATACAGGAGAGCTTCTAGCCTTCGGACCTAAAGGTTTAGTATTTCAAGATGAGTTCTATAGACACTTATTTGGTAAGGCTCAAGCTCGTGCATTGTTAGCGGAAGAATATAAACAACTAGTTAAAAGAGGGGAGGCTCCTGTAGGTCAGATACAAGATTACATGGAGTCTAGATTATCTAGGTATTTTGTTGACGGTAAAAGATTTAAAACAAAGAACGATGTGGAAATGGAAGCCATGTCTAAAATTAGAGAACAAGGGTTAAAAGCTGAAGAAGCTAAAGATTATTTCAACAATTATGTTAGAGATAACTGGTCAAATAAACTGGCTAGTGAAATAGAATACATGAAGGACTTTGGAGATAAAATAACATTCCAAAGAGAACTAAGCAGTGACTACGGTGTACTAGAGGCGGGTGCTACAAAGCTAGGTGAATTAAGGCAGAAATCAAGTGTTTTGGAATTGCTTCAGTTATTTTTAAGAACTCCTACTAACATGTTTATGGAGTTAGGTGGTACAGCATCTGGTTTAGCTATTCTTCCAGGTGTTAATAAAGTTACATTTAAAAGAACATTAGACGAATTAAGAAGCGACAATCCATCTATCAGAGCACAAGCTAGAGGTAGGCAGATCGTGGGTGCTGGTTTATGGGCTTCTGCTTTATATCTTGCAGATCAAGGTATAACGACTGGAGCTGGACCACAGGATTATAAAGAGCGTGAAACTAAAATGAGTACAGGATGGGAGCCACACGCTATAAACATGTCAGCTCTCAAAAGATATTGGGATACAGGTAATTCAGGTGGGGATCAAATGGGCGACACTTATTTACCCTTGAGTCGGTTAGGTTCTATAGCTGATGTATACGGTATAGCTGCTACTGCTTTAAGAGCTTCGGAAGATAACTCGATGCCTGACGATTTAAAAGGACAGGTAATCAGTTCTGCTCAATTAGCTTTAACTACATTGATAGCTGATAAAACATACTTAGCTAATATAAGCGAATTAAATGACGGGTTGTTTAGAGGTAAATGGGAAGAAGGAGGTAAGAGCGGTGCTAATGCTTTGTTCACAGCTATAAATAGAATGGCTACACCGTCTATAATGAAAGCTGCTGCACAGTTAAACGATCCATATCTCAGAGAAATAAACGAACCTATGGAACAGTTTAAAATGGCTCTTGCTAGTACTCGTAGGGAGTTAGACCCTAAAAGAGATGAATTAGGAATACCTAAACCAGCTTCTCAATACGATTCTGTAGGGCAAGCGATAAATTATTTAAGCCCGGTCCGAGTGGAAAGGTTAAGATCGAAGGAAGCTGATGAGAAAGATGTGAAAGAAGGTAGAGCATCTAAAGTAGGTGAGAAGTTATTTACTAAGGAAGACGAAGCTAGAATGATTTTAGCAGAAGTAGGAGGTCGTTTTAAGTTTAGTCGTCCTGACGATGGAATCCCTGGTTTGAATCTAAAAAAATTAAAGGTACAAAAAGATTACGGTTTCGGATTGGAGCAAACTTTATACGACCGTTGGCAACAAATTTACTCAGAACTAAACCCAGCTGATGCGATAATTAAAGCTTACAATAAACCTAAATATCAAAGGATGGGTAAAGTGCCCAAAGGTTCTCCTATAACTAATGCAAGGCGACTTACCATAGAATCAGACCTTAGTGCGTTGAGGGGAAAAGCTTTAGGGCAACTAGTAAAAGAAAACCCTGAATTAAAAGCACAGTTTTTCTTATTAAGAGACTTAACTAAGAAAGTTTTACTAGAGGGAGAAACCGCTCCAAGAAAAGTGATAGCTCCTGAATTAGCTCCGCTATTAGACTAAGTGCTTGAACTCCTAACTCAATAGTTAATAATATATTATCATGGCAAACACCTATGTAGACTACACAGCGGTCGCCTCTCAGACTGACTACAACTTTTCTTTTGAATACCTCCTGGACGATCATGTTAAGGTTAAGGTAAATGGTACTTTAGTTACTAACTATACCATAGTAACATCTCCTACTCCCACTAAGATTCGTTTCAATACTGCTCCTACTGCGGGTGCTGCTATTAAGATATATCGTGACAGTCGTGGTGATTTCTCCCCGCTTGTGGACTTTGAAGATGGTTCAGTACTTACTCAAGTACCGTTAGATTTATCTTACAAACATAACCTATTCGTATCCCAAGAATCATCTGAAGGTACTGGAGGAGAACAGCTTACGAAGAAAGGACTGACTCACTACGACGCTGAAGGTAACAAGATAATAAACCTTGGTACTCCTACTACTGGTACTGACGCTGCTAACAAAGGTTATGTCGATCAAACAATAGACAACGCTATAGCTCTTGGTGGTAGTCCTGCTATTGTATCGCTTGGTGGGTACGATGTTACTTCTACTAACGATACTCTTAAACAACTTAGAGCTTGGACTGCTGATATAGAGACTAATGCTAGTGATATATCAACAGCTAATATAGATGTTACAGCTACAGGTTCAACCACAGCTAGGAGTCTTGCTGATCGGTTTGCTGATGTCGTAAATGTGTTGGACTACGGAGCTTATAACGACGGTACAAACGCAACAGCTACAACAACTGCCATTCAAAACGCTCTTAACAGTGGTGGGAAAATGGTTTATGTTCCAGCAGGTACTTACAAACTAGATTCTAATCTAAGCGTACCTCAAGGTGTTAGTATCAAAGGGGACGGTCAAGGTTCTACGATCTTTGATGCATCTACAATCGATTATACCACGCTATCTGCTGCTTCTAGTATTATTGAGGTTGCTGAAATTACTCCTACTGCTCTACCTGACTTAGCTTCACCCGCTAGTGTAAACGATAAAGAAATTACTTTAGCTTCAGCACCTAGTGTGGAAGTTGGTGATATTATTTTGATTTATAATCCTACTGATGGTTCTTGGATAGGAAATAGAAATGAATATAGGGCTGGTGAGTATTTAAAAGTAAGTGCTGTATCAGGTTCTACTTTGAGGTTTGAAGGGTCTATTGTAGACAATTATGCAGTAGCAGATGTTGACTTGTATAAAATGGACATGGGTTATTGTTCGATGACAAGTTTTACAATTAAATGTAAACCGAAAGAAATTGTAGACGCACCAGACTTAGTGGTGGATTTGGAATATACAATCACATCTCAAGGAACTACTGATTTTACATTAGTAGGAGCAGCTAATAACAATGTAGGAACTACCTTTACAGCCACAGGACCGGGAATAGGTACGGGTCAAGCTGAGTTTAAAAATTCAATTCATGGTTTAACTTTAAATCATTGTAAACATTCTGTCGTGAGAGATGTCGAAGTAATAACAGCACCATATACTGCTATAGCTTTTAATATGTGTTTCGATGTTACTGGAGATAATTGTCGAGCTACTGATAACTTTGAAGATGAGTTTGGTGGGGAATATGGTTTAGCAGTATTTAACTCCACATATGTAACAGTTAAAGATTGTCATTTATGTGCACAAAGGCACGGTTTAACCACAGGAGGTGGGGACGGAATTGGAAGAATTACTAATCGTTTCTTGAACTATGTAAACAACCATGTAGCGACTGAAGGAACTGTCCAAGCTTTAGATGTTCACGGTAATTCTGAATATGTAAATATCTCTAATAATATTATTGATGGAGGTATAGACTTCGGTGGAGATTATATCAATATATCAAATAATCACTTTATGGGTAAAACCGTTAATGGTAGTGCTATATATTTTACTGAAGTGAAAGGTCTTCATATTTCCATTACGGGTAATACGATTAAATCCGACTTCCAAGATTTAAGTAGAGGTAACTTGATCGACTGCGGTGGTAATAGCCAAGCTTTCGACAGTAATGCGACTCGTGGCGGTATTCTTCAAATAAGTAATAATACTTTAATATACGACGCTCCTTTAAGCGATGCCGATAATGAATACGATTTAATCAATGTGGTTAATAGAGGTTATAACGGTAATGAACCTATAAGTATTAGCGTACAAAATAACACAGGGATCGCTAGAAACGAGTTTGCCGATCCAAATTCATCTATGATTCAATCGTTCTTACTCGTTAATGTTGATTCAGGAAGGCATTGGGATTTAATAACTATTAATAATAACACAGGATCAGGCGGTTTAGCAATATCTACATCAGTTGATTATTCCGCTAATACTGTAAGTATTACAAATAATACGCTAAAAGGTGGTGAACAAGTTACTGTTAATAATGCTAAAAATATTTGTACTTTTGTAGGTAATTCGTTTGAAAATATTAAAGTTTTCACAGGGTCTGCAGGAAATTCTACAAATCCGACGAAGACTGTTAGAATTAGTGACAATGTTTATAAAGATTGTTTCTGGGGGCGGACAAGCTCAGGCTCTACTAATGTAGTGATTTTATGTCTTAACGCTGAAAATGCGTATGTTGCTAATAACTTTATTACAGGTGCTAATAAAAAATTAAGAACTAACGGCTTACCTTCATCACCTGCGTTTCAATTAGGAGAGACTATTACTGGAGGTACTTCAGGAGCTACTGCTGTAGTTTACGATACGGCTGCGGAATACCTGTTAATAAAAGATTCGGCAGTGGGTACATTCACCAACAGTGAAACAATCACAGGAGGTACTTCAGGAGCTACTGCTACTCTGTTCTCTGCGGGTGCTTATGTTTCGACTAAAGATTATTCAAGGGCGTTTGATACAATAACAAACTTATACACGGGAGCTAATGCTGATACCGAGCTTACTACTGAGTATAAGAACGCTATAACAAACGATATAGCCTTGTAATGATCGACTCCGTCTCACACTTCCTTGACACCGCTTTAGCCGTCATTCTAGGCATCATTGGGTGGATCATCAAGCGTCTAATAGAACGCCTAGATCTCGGTGAGAAACGGATGACTAAGATAGAGGTGGAGTTAGCTGCTCAGAAAGAAAGAGATAGAGCTGTTGAAGCACGGATAGAAAAGGTAGAGGAAGCACTTAAAGAAGTTCACAACAAACTAGATCGTATGATGGAGGTATTAGTAAAGAGATGAAGAGAGGATTATACGCAAACATTAACAGACGAAAGAAACTAGGCATCAGTCGTAGTAAGAAGAAGTCTACTATATCTGCTAAAGCTTACGCTAATATGAAGCGTGGGTTTCCAAAGAAGTAACGATGCCTTACTCACAATACAGTCCTAAACAGAAACGCCTAGCTGCTGTAGCAGGTGATAAGAAGAAAATAACACAAGCTGACATCATAGCGTTAAGAAGGCGTGGTGTTACCCTGAAGAGTCGTAATGGCAAAAAAGCGTAAAGGTGTATCGTTATCCCTCGGTAGAGGCGAGAAGTCCCGTAAGGGTGGGTTGACTGCGAAAGGCAGAGCTAAGTACAATCGTGCTACTGGTTCCAATCTTCAAGCTCCTCAACCTGGTGGTGGTCCTAGAAAGCGTTCCTTTTGTGCGAGGATGTCTGGAGTCAAAGGACCAATGAAGGACAGTAAAGGTAGACCAACAAGAAAAGCTTTAGCGTTGCGTCGTTGGAAGTGCTGATATGCCCATCCGTCCTATAGTTCGTCCACACCCGCTGTCTGCTCAATACCGGACGCTTAGTAATGTTGCTAGTAAAGGCGTGGCTGAAGCAGTCGCTACTACACAAGCTGCTAAAGCAATTACAGATTCTATTACATCAGACCCTGACATCATCGGTATTAGCGGTGGTGATGCCCCTTTAAGTGATCCACAGATATATGCAGGTGCTGCGAATGCCAGCGATAACTTAGATGTTTACAACGGAGGAGGAGCGTAACAAATGGCTACTTTTAGTAAAAGAATACAACTTAGAAACGATACACCCAGTAACTGGAGCACAGCCAACCCCGTGCTTTTAGCTGGGGAAATAGGTCTTGAAATAGACTCAACTAGGAATCGTATGAAGATAGGAGACGGGACGACTGCCTGGAATGATCTGCCTTACTTCTTAGACGCACACGAAGAGGAGGTTGGGGATTATCAAGATTTCCTTGACGGTCTCAATACACCCTAATATAACATCGACTCGATATGAGCAGTTTACTCACACAACTAGGGCAGAAAGTTAAAGCCAAGCTTAATAATAAGTTTGATAAGTCAGGAGGATTGATAAGTGGGTCTCTGTCTGTATCACAATCTATACAATTCGGATCGTATCTAGCTTCTGCATTACCCACCGTAGGTACATCAGGTCGTGTTATTTTTGTAACAGATGGTGACGGAAACGGAGGTCCTTGTCTGGCGATTGACGACGGAACGGATTGGAAAATAATAGAGCTTGGTGGTGCAGTACCTACTGTTACTCATATACTTGCGGAAGACGGAGACAGTTTAACAACAGAGGTTGGGGACATTCTTATTGTTGAACCCGTTGCTTGACACTGATAAGTTCTACTAATACTCTTTTTAAACACAACTAACCCACAACAAAGGATTATATATTATGTCTAGTTTGCTTACCCAATTGGGACAAAAAACCAAAGTAGAGCTTGATAAGAAGCTTGCCCTCGCAGGAGGAACAATGACCGGAGCTTTGACGCTCTCAGGTGCTCCTACTGCCTCCCTTCACGCTGCTACCAAAGCTTATGTTGATAGCGTTGCTGGTGATGTAACTTCTCTTCAGTCCGAAGTAGATGCTACTCAAAGTGGTGCTGGTCTTGGTGCTAACGGTGCTTACAGTGCTAACAGTGGTACGAACTACTTAGCTTCTGTTACCAGCCTTAAAGCCGCTGACGAAGCTCTTGATACACAACTTAAAAGCGTTGCTGACGCTGTATCTTCTAACGATAGCGACATCTCGACCCTCCAGTCCAATGTTTCTACTGCTCAATCTGACATCAGCACTCTTCAGTCAAATGTTAGCTCGAATGACAGTGATATTTCTTCACTTCAATCTGATGTTAGCACGCTGCAAAGCAATGTCTCTTCGAATGATTCGGACATCTCCACTCTGCAATCGAATGTATCCAGCAATGACAGCGACATCTCTGCGTTGCAAACTGCTACAGGATCGCTCGCTTCTGACGGTAACTCCGCTTCCTTCTCCGGTAACATCTCCGCAGCCAATGCTACTTTCAGTGGTAACTTGACTGTTAATGGTACAACCACTTCGGTAAACACCACTAACATCGATGTAGCTGACAGCATCATGAACCTTTCTAAAGGTGCTGGTTCCGGAACGAATGCTTCTAATGACGGTGGTTTCATCGTTGAGCGTGGTTCTGCTGAAAGCAATGTTGCTTTGATCTGGGACGAAGGAGACGACATGTTTAAGGTTCTCTCTACTTCCGCAACTGCTGCTGCTACTGACATCTCTTCGACTGACGGTTCAGCTACTCGTGCGAAGTTTGACGGTAACATCTACCACAACGGAACTGAATTAGGAACCGTTGCTGAGTTCGAAGCTGCTTTAAGCTAAGAGTTTATCTCATATCTATCATTAAGGGGCAGTCCAATCGGGCTGCCTCTTTTTGTTTACAAAGATAACAACTATTAATACACTAAGTATATGCTAAGTCATACCGAAGGAAGTAAACTGCACGACAAGATAGCTGGTGCATATCGTAACAGTATTGATCTGATGGAGGCTGAAGGAGAGTACAACGCTGCTCTATTAAACGGAGCTAGACAGTTCCTCAAGGATAACAATGTTGTTATGGACTCCGGAATGGGTACTCCTCTACAAGCGTTAGCTGATGACTTAAAGACTTTACCATTTGAAGAAGAAGAAACACCAAGAGATACCGCCCAAGCTACGGGACTTTAGAAACTTCCTGTACCTGGTTTGGAAGCACCTAAACCTCCCTGACCCCACCGAGCTACAATACGACATCGCTGAGTACCTGCAACACGGTCCAAAGCGGTCTGTTATTATGGCGTTCCGTGGAGTAGGTAAGTCGTGGATAACAAGTGCTTTTGTAGTACATCAGTTGCTGCTGGACCCCTCTAAGAACATACTTGTTGTATCAGCTAGTAAGAATCGATCAGATGACTTCTCTACCTTTACCTTGCGAATTATTCAGGAGATTCCCATTTTACAAGGATTAAAGCCGTCAGAGAACCAACGATTCAGTAAGATAGCTTTCGATGTAGGACCTGCTCCTGCGTCTCACGCTCCCTCTGTTAAGTCCCTTGGTATATCATCCCAGCTAACAGGTTCTCGTGCTGATATAATCGTGGCAGACGATGTGGAGGTAGCTAACAACTCCGCTACTCAAGGAATGAGAGATAAGCTGGATGAACAAGTAAAAGAGTTCGACGCTATCATTAAACCCCTAGACTCCTCAAGGATCATCTTTCTTGGTACTCCTCAATGTGAAGACAGTATATACAACAAACTGCGGGAGAGGGGCTACAAGAGCCGTATATGGTCTTCAGAGTATCCAGACGATAGAGAAGCTATTAACAACTACGGAGGCGATTTAGCACCCCTTATAGCGGACAGAATAACACCTGAGACAGTTGGTACCTCTACAGAACCCCTACGGTTCACTGATCTGGACTTAGAGGAAAGAAAGATGTCGTACGGTCGGACGGGGTACGCTCTTCAGTTCATGCTTAATCCTAAGCTATCGGATGCTGATAGATACCCACTAAAGATTAACGATCTGGTCATTATGGATGTGGATGTAGATGTAGCCCCTGAGAAGGTAGTGTGGTCATCTGACCCTGATAACTGTGATAGAGAGTTACCTAATGTAGGGTTGGCTGGGGACAGATACAGAAGACCTGCTAACACTGTTGGGGATATGATACCGTACACAGGCTCTGTGTTATCTATTGACCCGTCTGGTCGTGGTAAGGATGAAACAGGGTACGCTGTAGTGAAGATGTTAAACGGTCAGCTGTTTGTTCCGGATGCTGGAGGGATAAGAGGTGGATACGATGAGAAGACCCTTAAACAACTTGTAGCTATAGCAAAGGATAACAAAGTTAATAAGGTAGTGATAGAGTCTAACTTTGGTGACGGTATGTTTATGGAGCTGATAAAGCCTCTGTTTAGAACAACCTATCCTGTAACTATAGAAGAAGTCAGACATAACAAACAGAAGGAGCTTCGTATTGTTGACACTCTTGAACCTGTACTCAATAGCCATCGTCTAATCGTTGACCCTTCCGTCATCACGGATGACTACAGGTCTGCTCTTAGCTATCCTATTGAACAACAAACCAGGTACATGCTTATGTATCAATTAAGTAGGATAACAAGAGATAGAGGTAGCTTGGTACATGATGACCGTCTTGATGCTTTATCAATAGCTGTTGGTTATTGGGTGCAGCAGATGGCTGCTGATGTTAACCAATCTATGATTGATAGACAACAAGAGCTGTTGGAAGAAGAGTTAACAAAGTTTACTGATAGCTTTCATAAAAGAAGTAATAAGGTTACCGCTTACCTCTGGTCGTAGTCGCTACTGCTCCTACTCCTTAATAACAAATCTCTTTAGTAGATATATAAGGTGCTGTTGTAGTTAGTTTAAATACAGGTCTATTTATAGACACACCTATCCTTAAAAACCTAAGTTAAAGAATATGTATCAGTAGCTATTGTTAAAGTAACAGCGAAAGAACGGATGTATGAGCTGTTCAACAGAGTCTTACTGATATGATGGGTGTTGAAGTATCTGCTAATGTTATCTTTGTTAAAAGGAAAGGAGCAGCAGTAACAACTTATACGACTCTAGAACGAAGTGCTTGTACACTTGTTGTTTAATACTTTGAATTATTTTAAAGTACAGTTATAGGTACTATCTTAATATCAATATTATAACGATCTCACACCGAAGGAAACATGTAAAGCATAAAATTTAAAACCCTAGATAAACACTGGTCAAGAATCGGTGTCTC